GTGGTATTACAACCGCCAATATAAATGCAAACACTTTACAAGTTTCAGGTGTTTCCACATTTTCGGGAAGTGTTATAACTGATAATGCAAATTTATCAATTGTTAATACTACTGGCAATAATGCTCATATTACCGTTGGTCAGAATGTAGATGGATCTGGTCAGAATCATCTTGGAATATATTATGGTACTTCCTTAGGTACACCACCTGGAGCAGACATATTTACCTCCAATGGTAATATGAGTTTCTGGGTTGATGGTTCTGGCTTCGGACCTGGTGGTTCAGAAATTGAATTTGGAAATGCTTTTGGTGCTGGTGCTGGTGGTGCCACTTGGATGTCTATGTCTTCTAGTGGTCTTAGTGTAGCTGGTATTGTGACTGCCAGAACTGGTGCTGCTGTTACCTATTACGGCGATGCATCTAATATCACCTCGGGTAAATGGAATCTTGGTGCAGATGGTAGTAATCACTATCAATTTACTGGTCCTGGTGGTTTAAATGCTACAGCAGATCCTGTCATATACCTTGCACGAGGCCAAAAGTATGAATTTGTGAATACTATGAATGCTCATCCATTTGAGATTAGAGTATCAAATAGTGGTGCTGCATATACTAACGGCATATCTGTAGAGGGAACCACATCAAATGGAACTACAACTTTTGATGTCCCGTTTGATGCACCAAACTCACTATATTATCAATGTACTGCTCATGCGGGTATGGGTGGAACTGTTGTAGTATATCCCGACCTGTTTACAGTCTAAATAACAAAAAGTCCGGTAAAAATGGCTGCGATAATTACAGATCAATTACGTATTTTGAATGCGAAGAATTTTGTGGATGATGTCCAAAATTCTTCTAATTCTTACTACGCTTGGATTGGTTTACCAGACCCTGCAGATTTTCAAAGTGACTGGGATTCCAATCCCCCAGCACCTAAAGACAGTTTAAATCAATCCAATGATTATTGGGATACGATGCTCTGTCTTAAGAGGATCAACTCTACTGATGTAAGTCAGGTTGTTAGAAAGATTGTATGGCAGTCTGGAACCACATATGATATGTGGAGAAATGATATTACAAGAGATAATCCATCTCTCCCATCTAATTCATTTGACATTTATGACTCAAATTTCTATGTAATGAATAGTGAATATAAAGTTTATATTTGTCTATTTAATAATGCCAACCCAGAAAATAGTTTTAGAGGTGGTCCATCTCTAGATGAACCAAATTTCACTGACCTAGAGCCTAGAGAAGCTGGTAGTAGTGGTGATGGATATATCTGGAAGTATCTTTATACCATCAAACCAAATCAAATCATTAAATTTGATTCTACAAGTTATATTGCAGTACCAACTGATTGGAATACTAATGCATCTTACGCTCCAGTAAGAGAGAATGCTGCAAATAGTGGTGAAATTAAGATTGTAACTATTAGAAATCGTGGTGTTGGTATTGGAACGGCAAATGTTACATATACTAGAGTACCTATTCTAGGTAATGGTAGAGGTGGAGAAGCTACAGTTGTTGTCAATAATGATGCAAAAGTAGAATCTGTCACGGTTTCTAGAGGTGGTCATGGTTATACTTTCGGCACACTAGATTTAGAGAATGGTGGTGTACCAAATGGAACAATTGCTCCAATTTTTGATGTAATCATTCCTCCTCCTGGAGGTCATGGTGCCAATATTTATTCTGAGCTAGGTGCATATAATGTTCTGTCTTATGCAAGATTTGAAAATGACACTCAAAACCCAGATTTTATTACTGGCAACCAATTTGCCCAAGTAGGAATTATAAAAAATCCAACAAACTACAATTCTTCTTCATTTCTTACCAAAGATAAAGCAAGCGCTCTGTATGCACTTAAATTAGTGGGTACTGGTTATAGTGAAGCAGTATTTGCTCCAGATTCCTTTATAACTCAAACTGTTGGACTTGGTTCTACTGCTGTAGGAAAGGTTGTTTCTTATGATGAACAGACCGGTGTTTTGAAGTATTGGCAAGATAGAAGAACTTCTGGATTCAATACGGACGGAACAAAAAATACTGTACCTGTCTATGGATTTAATCAGCTAGAATTTACTTCATCACCCACTAACGGTGGTACTGTTAATATTGTTCCTACTTCAGGCAATACATTGACTATTGATGCGAACTTTACTGGCGTTTCTACTGCAATAAATAGTAGGACATACTACTTGGGTCAGGAATTCACAAAAGGAGTATCAAATCCAGAATCACAAAAATATTCTGGTGATATCATTTATGTTGATAATAGACCTTCTGTTACCCGATCCTCTTCTCAGAAAGAAGATGTTAAAGTTATCTTGCAATTCTAAGAGATATGCCACAGGAAACTAATCTAAACGTCGCTCCATATTTTGACGACTTTGATCCTGACCAAAATTATTATAAGATTCTTTTCAAACCTGGCTATCCAGTTCAGGCTAGAGAATTAACTGGACTGCAGTCAATTCTTCAGAATCAAGTCGAAGACATGGGCAACCATTTCTTCAAAGAAGGTGCTAAGGTTATTCCTGGTGATTTGACCTATGTCAAAGACTTTTATGGAATTCAGATTGAACCTGAGTTTCTTGGTATACCTGTAAGCATATATCTCGATCAATTAGTCGGGACGATTATTACTGGCAAATCATCAAACGTAACTGCACGTGTTGTAACTTATATCACCGAGGATGAGTCAGATAGAGGAACTTATACACTATACGTCAACTACGAAGACTCATCTTCTGAAGAGGATGTAAGTACTTTTATCAGTGGAGAAATTTTAACCACCAGTACAAATATTAACTACGCATCAACTTTCATTGCATCTGGTGAGGGATTTTGTTCTACGATTCCACAAAATGCTCCTATTATCGGTTCGTCTTTCAACCTTTCACAAGGAATTTATTTCTTGAGAGGTTATTTTGTCGATGTTGCAACTCAGACTCTAATTCTTGATCAGTATAGTAATACTCCATCTTATAGAGTTGGTCTCGATATTATTGAGGAGATCATTTCTTCTGATGTTGACCCATCGTTGAGTGATAACGCTCAAGGATTTAATAATTATACAGCACCAGGTGCAGATAGACTTAGTATAACACCAATATTAGCTAAAAAGCCTCTCGATAATTTTGATGAAAGTAACTTTGTTCAACTTTCAGAAGTTAGTAATGGTGTTCTAAGATCAATTAATACAGATACTGAGTATAATTTCTTAGGTGATGAGTTTGCAAAAAGAACTTTTGATGAATCTGGTCATTATTATGTAAAAGAATTTGTTACTACTGTAAAAAACAGTCTAAACAACGAAGAAGGAAACCGAGGAATATATAATCCCGGTCAAACTACTCAGTCTGGAAATACACCTGATGACAATATCGGAGTTTATAAAATTTCTCCAGGTAAAGCATATGTCAAAGGTTACGAAGTAGAAACTATAGTACCTTCTTTAATTGACTTCCCAAAACCAAGAGCAACTAAGCAATTACAAAATCAAGGTCTTAATTTTGGTTTCGGTCCAACTATAGCACTGAATAGGGTCTTTGGATCTCCGACTATTGGTATCAATACTTCAAATACCCTGAGTCTTAGAAGTAGAAGAGTTGGTGTAAATCAAGAAACTGCGCCAGGTAAAGAAATTGGTATTGCAAGAATCTATGACTTTGTACTTGAGTCTGGTTCTTATGATACAACCTTCCCAAATTTGAATGTTTGGGATCTCTCACTCTTTGATGTTCAAACCTACACTGATATTACACTCAATGAACCAGTAACTCTTAACACATCTTCCTATATTAAAGGTGAGTCAAGTGGAGCAACTGGATTTCTTAAGTATTCGGTAAGTGCAGGAACAGCAATTACTGCATATAGTGTTGAAGGTGATTTCTTTAATGGTGAAAGACTTTTATTTAACGGTGTTCTTGATAATGCAAGATTTGTCACTGAGTCAACTAACTTCTCACTGTCAGATACTAAATCGGTATTTGGTATTGTAGGAACTGGGAATACATTTACTGCAGATATTATTCAAACTCCAGTTTTTGATATTGGTAATGCAACTTGTTCACCACAAATTGCAAATTCTTCAAGAATTTCAATTCCAGTAAATCCTGGCTTCTCTTTTGTTGGTATTGCCACTGTTGGTAACCTCGTAAGGTTCTCTAGAACTAATCTAGATGCAGCAACATTTGCAAGAATTACCGGAGTTGGTAGAACCAATATTACAGTTAGTGGTATAACAACAGTTGCTGGTATATGTGATGGTGCTCTTCCTGCAGGAACTGAGACAGTTTCAAATGTACAGATAATCAGTACTAGAGCTCAACGAAATTCCGGTTCTGGCAATCTTACCGATAATGAATCACTGTATAGTGCATTCCCCAAAAGTAATGTTGCGTCTGTAAACCTGATTGACTCTGATATTGTTATCAGAAGACAGTATAATACAAATATCACATCTAATTCTACTGCAGTTATTAATGCTGGAGATAATGAAGTATTCTTGCCCTTTGACGAAGAAAAATATACTTTAATTCGGTCAAATGGTCAGACTGAGGTTCTTACTGAAGACAAGTTTGTATTTACTAATGGATTTGCATCAGTTCAAATTACTGGTCTGGGTGCAGATGATGTTGACACCACACTTATTACTACAATCAGAAAAAGTAATATTACATCTAAAACTAAACTGAATTCTGTCTCTAATAGTATTATTATCGACAAGTCAAGCTCAGCTGCCTCCGGTATTGGTTCTACGACTTTAGCTGATGGATTGGTTGCAGGAAACTATCCATTTGGAACAAGAGTACAGGACGAAGTTATTTGTCTGAATACCCCAGATGTGACTAAGATTTATGGCATATTCCAATCTGATGATGTGGGAGATCCTGTTGCTCCATTTATGACAATATCTCAAATGGATGGTGTTAGTGGAACAACTAATGATTTACTTATCGGTGAGACACTGACTGGTCAAACTAGTGGAGCCAAGGCAATATATGTAGAGAGATTTACAGATACTAAAGTATATTTTATCTATTTGAATAGTTCAACTTTCCAAAATGGGGAAATTGTATCTGGTAATCTGTCATCAACCAATGGTATTGTCAACAGCGCAAAACTGGGTTCTAAAAATATCACCAAAGATTTTAAGTTCTCTAATGGTCAGAAAGGTGGTTATTATGATTACTCAAGAATTATCAGAAAGGGTTCTGCAGGAATTCCTTCTAGAAGACTGAGGGTTTACTATCAAACTGCATATTATGATCCTGCGGATCAAGGTGATATCACCACAGCAAATTCTTATAATAATTTTGACTATGCTAAATTGTCTACAGTAAATGGACATAGAAATTCAGATATTATTGATGTAAGACCTAGAGTAACTGATTATGTCGTTGCTGCTGGTGCAAGATCACCACTAGAATTTGACGGTAGAAATTTTGTAGATACTGTTGATGGGAATCAACATAGTTCTAACCATATTATTGCTTCGGATGAAGTAATGACTCTTGGTTATGAATATTATCTCCCAAGAGCAGATAGAATTTATATTGATAAATTGGGTTCTATAAGCGTAATTGAAGGTACCCCTCAGGATCAACCAAGACTTCCTGATAGTATCAGTGGAGCAATGAATATTGCAAATGTTTTCCTACCTGCATACTTATATAACACCTCTGATGCAAAAATTAATTTTGTAGAACATAAGAGATATCAAATGACTGATATCGCCAAACTTGAGCAGAGAATTAAAAATCTTGAGTACTACACTTCCTTGAGTCAAATTGAGTCGAATACTCTCAATATGTTTGTAGAAGATTCAAATGGTAATAATAGGTTTAAGTCTGGTATTTTCGTAGATAACTTCTCTTCTCTTGAACCCCAAGATTCTACGATTGGTATCAAAAATAGTGTTGATACTAGAAAAGGTATCTTAAGACCTTCACACTATACTACCGCAGTCAATCTCCAACTAGGAACAACTGCAATTACCGGAATTGGAGAAACTTCGGATACCAACCAAGATTCTCAATTCGCAGAGATTGTTGGTAATGGGATTCAGAGAACCGGAAGAGTTATCACTCTTGACTACACTGACAGATCTTGGCTAACACAACCATATGCAACAAGAATTGAAAGTGTAACTCCTTTCCTAATTCAGTTCTGGCAAGGTAATATTAGGTTAACTCCAGATGTTGATGTTTGGATTGATGTCAATAGACTTGAAGTCAACAACGTAATGATGGAAGGTTCATTCCAAGGTATTGCGGAATCTCTTGGTGCAGAAGTAACAACCAATGCAGATGGTTCAAGAACTGGTGTAAGTCCTGTTCTGTGGAATTCATGGGAAACTGTTGGTGTTAACTTGAACATGTCATTGTCAAATGATCAACAATTCGTTCAAGGTGCGTCTGATGTAGTATCAAATGGTCTTGTAGATAATCTTCTTCGTGGAAGAGATGTTGGTGTTGATCAGATTGTTGATGCAAGTGATGCAATTGTCAATAACATTTCTGCAAGTGGTGGAGTTACACTAGATCAACAAAGATCTGGAACACAATCTACAGTTAATGAAGTAATTGAGACAGAATCTCTTGGAGATAGAGTTGTAAGAAGAGATATCATTCACTTCATGAGATCTCGGAATATTGAAGTTACTGCAACAAGATTCAGACCTTATACTAGACTTTATTCATTCTTTGATCAAGTAAATGTAAACAGGTTTGTTGTACCTAAGTTGATTGAAATTGAAATGATTCATGGGGCATTCGTCGTCGGTGAACTTGTTAATGGTAGATTGAATAACGGTGGTTCTAGAAGAAATAATTCCAGCTCCACTCCACGTATCGACTTTAGAGTTGCAAAGTCTGATCATAAGTATGGTCCATATAATAACCCAACAGATCTTTACGATCAAAGTCCTTATGACAGAAACGTTTCTGTCAATACTGTTTATTCAGAATCTTCTAGTACTGTAAACGTCGATACATTCAGTCTTGCTTCTGAAGATTTTCCACAGTTTAGTGGTTATATCTCAAGAGGAATGATTTTGACGGGTAGGACTAGTGGTGCCCAAGCAAGAGTCACTAACGTAAGACTTATTAGTGATGGTGTTGGTACTGTACAGGCTTCATTCAGAGTACCTGATGGTGCAAACAACGCTAACCCAACGTTTGAAACTGGCAGATCAAGATTTAGACTTACCAGTAGTAGAATTAACAGTCAGATTGAAGGAGCCACAACCACTGCAGGAGAAGGGACATTCTATTCACAGGGTGATGTAGATGTCACTCAAGGAACAACACTCTCTTTGAGAAATGCTTCAGTTGAAACTGAAGACTTTAGTCAATTAAGAAGTCTTGGTGATAATTTCACAACTAATACTATTGCAGTTGAAAGTGGATTTGAAGTTACAACTACAATCGAGCAAGACATCACAAATATCCAGCAAGATTTTATTACTAATGTAACCAATGTTACTAATGTAACGCGTAACAACATCACAAATAATATTATACGAAGACCAACTCGACCACCACGCCGACGCATTTTTGGAGGAGACCCTCTTGCGCAAACATTCCGTGTTGATGATGAGACTGGAATTTTTGTTACTAAAGTCAATGTATTCTTCCAAGCAAAAGATGCAAACCTTCCAGCAACTTTCCAGTTGAGAGAATGTAGACTTGGAACGCCAACAGAGACTGTTCTTGCTTTCTCTGAAGTTGACATTGAACCTGCAAACGTGACCACCAGCGAAGATGGTTCTATTCCATATACCATTACATTAGAATCTCCAGTATTTCTAACCGGTGGAACTGAATATGCTATGGTTCTACTCTCACACTCAGTTGAGTGGAAGGTATGGATTAGTAGATTGGGTGAGGCTGACGTAAGAACTATAGACCAAGAGGCTGGTCAGATTCTTGTAACAGAACAACCTCTTCTTGGTTCTTTGTTCAAATCTCAAAATGCTTCGGTATGGACTCCAAGTCAGTATGAAGACCTTAAGTTTGAGATTTTTAGATCTTCGTTTAACCCTTCTGGTAACGTTCAATTCTTTAACCCAAATCTACCTACATCACTTTCGCAGATTGATCCAACTGGTCTCTCTATGAATTCTAGAGAAATTAGAGTTGGTCTTGGAACTACGGTTCAAGATGCTGATCTAACTGTAGGCAATACCGTCAAACAACTCAATATTGGTGCAACTGGCACATTGGTTGCATTTGCAGGATCTGCTACATCAAATCTTTCACTTACAAATGTGGGTAGTGGGTATGTACCTGCAAGTGGTAGTCAATCATACACTGGAGTTGCGCTAACTTCAATTACTGGTACAGGATTAAATGCTACTGCAAATATTACTATTACTAATGGTTCTGCTACAGCAGCAACTATAAACAATGGGGGTGTTGGCTATGTTGTTGGTGATGTATTAACTCCAGTCAATTTGGGTAGTGTTAATCTTGGTTCTGGAATGCAACTTTCTGTGGAATCGATTCTCGGAAATAACACTCTGATATTGAATAATGTTCAAGGTAATTTTGTAACTAATTCAGGTTACCCATTACATTATGATAACAATAGTGGTATTACGACAGAACTCAATTCTAGTGTTGGTGGAGATGTAATTCCTGTTTCTCCAATAAACGTTGTAACAAATGGTGATTATATTAGAGTGTTCCAAAGAAATCATGGTTTACATTCGAATGTAGATAGACTTACTATTACTGATGTAGTTTCAAATTCTACCCCAATCAGTCTTGCCCAAGAATATCAATTTAATACAACTACATTTATTACTCTTGATGGTGTCGCAACTGAATTCAATAGATTTGAAAATATTGGAGTTGGTGCCACTAATCCTGGCTATGTTAAGATCGGAGACGAAATTATCAGTTACAATGGTGTGAATGGTAGAACACTGACTGGTATTGTAAGAGGAATTGATAATACACAAATTGCAACTCACGATCTGGGAGAACTTGTTAGTAAGTATGAATTAAATGGTGTTTCATTGAGAAGAATTAATAGACAACATCTACTTTCAAATGTTAATGCAAGTGATTTAGTAGAGGCACCTATTGGTTTGGATTACTACTATATCAAAGTTCAGATGAACATTGGTGGTACTAATAGAGCAGTCGGTAATGCAGATGGATTTCCCCCATTGTACTTTAATGAAAGAACTGTTGGTGGTGGTCCAGATGTTGCAGGTTCTTATAACTTACCGTACTCGTTAATTACACCAAAAGTAACTACAATCACGCCAACTGGTACTAATTTAATCTCTCAAGTAAGAACAGTCTCTGCATCAAGTATTTCTGGAAATCAACAGGCATACGCCGATGAGGGGTATGAACAGGTTAATCTCTTCACTAAAAATTACTTCAACTCTCAGAGAATGATTGCATCGCCACTGAATGAGTCTCTATATTTGAATAGTGACGTATATCCTGGCCAGAAATCATTCTCTATGTTGTTCAGTATGTTTACTACTGACGAAAGATTGAGTCCTGCAATTGACTTGGATAATGCTTCTGTAGTCTTTACATCAAACCGAGTAAATAGGCCGGTTACTAATTATGCATCTGACTTTAGAGTCAATGGTACTGAAAATGATCCAAATGCGTTTGTATATGTTTCTAAGAATATTGTTCTTGAGAATCCTGCAACTTCTCTCCAAGTTATATTAGACGCATACATTTCTAACAATAATGATATTAGACTATTCTATGCATTGAACCAGGATACTAGGGCGGAAGAGACAGTCTTTATTCCATTCCCAGGATATTCGAATATTGCTAGTAATGGTTCTATCATTGATATCTCGAACAATAATGGTACATCTGATGTAAGAGTGCCTACGATTGATTCTTATCAACCAGAGCCGTCTGTGAACCTCTACAAAGAGTATAAATTTACAATTGATGATTTGGTACCATTTGGATCTTTCCGTGTCAAGATAGTGAGTACATCGATCGATCAGTCCAATGCTCCACTCATAAGAGCTCTTCGTGCAATTGCATTCGCTTAATATGAACCAGTTAATACCAGTGGAAGGAATGGAAGGTTATTTTAGAGACTCCTCAACCGGAGCCATTCTTAATAAAAATAACCCCCAGTTCCAAGCTTATGTGAAAAACCGAGATAGTATGACTAAGGAGAGGCAAAGACTTGATTCTCTTCAAACTGAAGTACTATCTCTAAAGGGTGATATGAGTGACATTAAGAGTCTACTTTCGGATATTACATCGATGTTAAGACCAGACTATAAATAGTTAATATAGAAGTTCTTATATAAATGGCTCAGCCTACCACCAGACAAGAATTTACCGATTATGTTTTGAGACAACTTGGTGCTCCTGTTTTGGAGGTCAATGTTGCTGACGAACAGGTCCAAGATCTTATTGATGATGCAATTCAATATTTCAATGAGAGACACTTTGATGGTGTTACCCAGGTATATTTGAAGTATCAGATAACACAGGACGATATTAATAGGGGAAGAGCAAGACCACCTGGTGCACCGCAAAATGAAAGTGGAACCACAGGTATTGCATCAACATCAGCTACCGCAAATATTGTAGGAACTGCGACAACATTTACATACTATCAAAATAGCAATTATATACAAATTCCACCTTCAATTATTGGAGTGAATAAAGCATTCCAGTTTGGTGGTGGAATGGGACAAGGAATGTTCAATGTCAAATATCAAATGATGTTGAATGACTTTATTGGTCTCAATGGATTTGGTGCATCTGGTTATGATTTGACATCATATTCAATGACAATGGGTTATTTGGAGACAATTAACTTTATCCTGAATACACATAAGCAGATTAGATTTAATCAAAGAACCGATAAATTATATTTGGACATTGATTGGAGCGAGTTGCAGGTTGGTGAGTTTATTGTTCTTGATTGTTGGGCGGCAAATGACCCCAATGAGTATTCAAGAATTTGGAACGATTCGTTCCTGAAACCCTATGTAACCGCACTTGTCAAAAAACAGTGGGGTCAAAATTTAATTAAATTTCAGGGTGTGAAGCTTCCAGGTGGTATTGAATTTAATGGAAGACAGATATATGAAGACGGTCAAGCAGATCTTGATAGGATTCAAGAGAAGATGATGAGTACATATGAACTTCCACCTTTAGATCTTATTGGGTAATACATTATGCTCAACCCATTTTTCCTGAACGGTAGTAAAACTGAGCAGAATCTAGTCCAGAGTCTTGTCAACGA